TCGTGAAGCACACTGTGAAGCGGTGGGTTGAACAGTTTGAACAGGAAATGAACTTGAAATTCTTTGGGCGTGGGTCAGACTTCTACGTTGAATTTAACGTAGATGGATTGTTACGTGGTGATCTGAAGTCACGCATGGAGGCCTATGCGGTATCTATCCAAAACGCCATTAGAACACCTGACGAGATCCGCGCTATTGAAAATCTTCCTGCTAAAGGTGCAACTGATCTGCTAATCCAAGGCGCCACAGTCCCACTTGGTTCACAGCCAACAGGGAAACTAAATGCCAGTTCCAACTGACGCGATGGTAGAAGAAGCTCAGCGCGGCCTAGATTGGCGGCGTGAATTTGGGCGTGGCGGAACGGAAGTTGGAATTGCCCGCGCAAGGGACATTTCCAACAAGGTCGATTTGTCTATTGATACCGTTCAGCGCATGGTCAGCTATTTTGCGCGGCACGAAATTGACAAGGAAGCTGAAGGTTTTCGCCCTAACGAGGATGGCTATCCGTCAAATGGTCGCATCGCGTGGGCTTTGTGGGGCGGCGATGCTGGGCAGACTTGGGCAAACAAAATTGCTGCGTCAGAAGATCGCTTTGGATATGAAACAAGGCCATACCCAAACGAACACGCAGCGCGATTAGTTGACCCTGCACAGTTCGACAAGTTTAGTCGTGTGAACGATCAAGGCGGCGATGGCATTGATTTCATTTATGGCATTAAAGGAAATGATCCACTTGTGATCCAAGCAATTCGCTTTGATGCGTCTAAGTTTACACCAGCACAGGCCAAGAAGTGGCTGAAAGATAACGACTTTGAGCCCATCCTGTTTGAAGATGCTGTTCCAATAGACGAGGCTAGCCGTCATATGATACAATCAGAACATCAAGCGGGGTCAGAAATGTTTGAAAAAGAAATACGCCGTGGTGTTCCTGTTGAAATCCGTGAAGATGCTGGCGGTGAAATTCGCGTTGCTGGCTATGCCGCAGTGTTTAACGAAGAAACAAACATCGGTGGAATGTTCACCGAAGTCATCATGCGCGGTGCGTTCACAAACGCAATCGGTCGTGACGATGTTGTTTTTTTAATCAATCATGAAGGCTTGCCGCTAGCCCGCACTCGTTCTGGCACTTTAACCTTGGTTGAAGATGAGCGCGGGCTTTATATGGAAGCCATGCTTGATCAGACAGACCCTGATGTTCGCAGCATCGTGCCGAAAATGAAGCGCGGTGATTTAGATAAGATGTCATTTGCATTTCGGCCTGTGCGGCAGAAATGGGATGACAACGCAAAGATGCCGAAACGCATGATCCAAGAAGCACAGCTTTTTGATGTGAGCATCGTGACAACTCCCGCTTACGATGGCACTGAGATTGCTTTGCGGTCGCTGGAAAAGCACCGCGAAGAACAGGTTAAGTCTCAGGCTGTGCGCCGTATGCGTATGAAAGCTAAGGCCGCTGGCATTGATGTTCGCAACGAGTATCTTTTGCCAGAAGTTGAACAACCTGAGATTGTTTCTGGCAGCATCAACGCAATTAATATGCAAAACGCTGTCGAAAACTGGAACCTTGGGCCCGAAGTTGCTTCGTCTGATCCAGCCGCAAACCCTGAATATTGGGCGAAGATGGCTGATGTCTGGAGCATCAACGAGGCTGAAGCCCGCCGCCAACTCTGTGCCAACTGTTCTTATTTCAACAACACGCCAGAAATGATGAAGTCGATGGAGGACATTCCATTGACAGCATTCGACATGGATGGTGGCGGTAGAGGCTGGTGCGAAAAGCTAGATTTCATCTGTCATAACCTACGAGTCTGCCAAGCGTGGGAACGCAAAGACTTTGTAGCGGACGAATAACGGCGGTCTCCCGCTGTTGGCCCAAAACCCCAGCCCTTGGGCAAGGCACATTGTAGGAGGCCATAATGGCTGATCTAAAGACCCTGCGGGAGCAAATGGCGCGTATCGCCACCGAGGCCCGTTCCAAGCTGTCGGAAGCTACCGACAAGACCAACGAAGCCCGCGCCGCTGAAATCGAGCGCGAATTTGACGCCATGATGGTTGAGCATGATCGCCTTGATGGCGTTGCCAAGCGCATGGAAAAAGTGGACGCTGCTGTTCGTGCCGCACAAGGCATCGACCTGTCGAAGCGTCCTGTTGCAGAGCGCACCTCTGTGGCTGCTGTTGATGACGGCGCAAAGGTTGACTACCGCAGCGCGTTCTATGCCATGATTGCCAACGGCGGCGTCGATGGTTTGGACAACGAGCATCGCGCTGTTTTGAACCGCTCCGAAGTTCGCACACAAACTGCTGGCACAACGACCGCTGGTGGTTTCACTGTTCCGACAGAACTTGCTGCGTTTATCGACAAGGCCATGATTGCTTCTGGCCCGATGTATGACTCCAACTTGTTCACTGTGATCAACACCACTGGTGGCAACACGTTCAACATCCCGACTGTCAACGATACGGCTGTGACGGCTGTTGCACACACCGAAGGTGGCACTGTCACCGACGATAGCGGCAAGGACGTTACTTTCGCACAGGCTTCGTTGGCTGCTTTTGCGTTTGACACAAACTGGGTGCGTTGGTCCTACGAACTGGCAAACGATTCTATCTTGAATGTGGAATCGCTGCTGGGCGAACTGCTTGGTGAGCGTCTGGGTCGCATTGCGAACTCGAAGCTGACCACTGGTTCGGGTTCGTCTGATGTCGAAGGTATCGTTACCAACTCGACCGCTGGCAAAACCGCCGCTGCCGTTGCTGCCGTGACTGCGGATGAAATCATCGACCTGATCCATTCCGTTGATCCCGCCTATCGTAATTCGCCTTCGACCGCCATTATGATGAACGACAGCGTTTTGGCTGCTGTTCGTAAGCTGAAAGATGGTCAGGGCAACTACCTTTGGCAGATGGGCAACTATCAGGCCGCTGTTCCGCAGAACATCTTGGGCTATAACGTGGTTGTGAACCAAGCGATGGCTTCGCAAGCGGCTACCAACAAGATCATGTTGTTCGGGGATATGTCTAAGTTCTATGTGCGTAAAGCTGGCGCACCCACCTTGTTCGTGGCCCGTGAGCGTTTTGCTCCCGACTACGGCATCTTGGGCTACATCCGCTTTGATGGCGTGTTGGCTAACACCGCTGCCATCAAGCACTTGAAGAACGCTGCATCCTAATAAACCAACTGGGCAGGGCTTCGGTCCTGCCCACCATCACCATAGGGGGCCATCATGGCTAAAGTTCGTTTGCTTACTTCGATGGCTGGTGCTGATTTTGTGCATGATCAGGGCGCTATCATTGATGTCACTGATGCTGAAGCTGTTCGTTACGTCGAAGCTGGCATTGCAGAAAATGTTGAATCGGCTCCGATTGAACGCGCCGTTAAAAAGGTTGCGGTCGAAAAAGCCGTGAAGGAATAACAGATGTTGTCGCCGCAGTTTTCACTTGTTCGCGTTACCGCACCCGCCACAGCGCCTATCACGCTGGCGGAAGCAAAGGCACAGATGAAGGTTGAAAGCAGCGACGATGACACAATTATCCAGCGTTTGATTGACGCTGCGGTAGCCTTTGTTGACGCGCAAGGTGCGCTGGGCAAGGGCATGATTACGCAGACTTGGGGCCAATGGTTGTCACCAAACCCAAACACAGTTTACCTGTCGCTTGGCCCTGTGCAATCTGTCTCTGCCATCAAATACTACGATGCAAATGGCACGTTGCAGACCGCCACTCTGGCTGATTTCAACGTGTTTGGAACGCCAAACCGCATCAGCGTTTCGCCAAAACCTGACAAGGCATGGCCTGTCACGCAGATGCGAGATGACGCCATCAAGATTGAATACATCATTGGCTATGGTTCGACATCTTCCAGCGTTCCTGAGACTGTGCGCCATGCGCTGATGATGCTGGTGGCGCATTGGTATGATATGCGCGAAACATCGACCGAAAAGCAGATGTATGATTTGCCTTTTGGTTTTACCGACATGATCGGCATTGAACGGAACACTTGGTATGGCTAGGGCTGGCGCATTTAGCGAACGTGCTACCTTCCAGCGCCTAGACCAGAGCGCCATTGACGCTTATGGCAACGTCTACACTGGCTGGTCACAAGTTGGAGTGCGCTGGGCTGACCTTCGTGAGCGCACAGGCCGTGAAGCTATCCAAGGCGGTGCATTGAATGATGTGGCTATGGCAACCATGCGCTGCCGTTCTGACAGCTTTACAGACACTGTGACGGCGGCTGATCGTGTTGTCATTCGCGGTTACACTTGGGCCGTCAAAAACGTGACCCACATTGACGCCAAAGATGTTCTTGTCGAGTTCATGCTTGAACGCGGGGTGGCAACATGAAGGTGGATGCTGACAAACTCATCAAACAACTTGCATCAATGCCAAAGGCTGTTGAACGCAATCTGGTTAAGTCTATTCGACTGAATACTGAACAGGCTGCAAACATGGCGCGGCGTTTGGTTCCTACCAAATCTGGCGAACTGCGTGGGTGGATTCATACGCTTTACGAAGCTGATGGATTGACCGCATCGGTTGAAGCTGCCCCACCGACAAAGCAAGCGCAGACTAAAGCAAACGCTGTGGAATTTGGGCGTCAAAAAGGCAATCGCGGCACAACGGCGGCGCAACCTTACATTCGTTTGGCGCAGAAATTGCAGGGCAAGAAGTTTGGCAAAAGCATCAAGTCTGCTGTTAATCGCGGCATGAAGGAAGCAACCAATGGCTGACGGCTTTGCACTTGCTATCCAGAAGGGCTTGCGGGCTAGGCTTGTTGCTAACGCTGGCGTGACTGCCATTGTGTCAACGCGGGTTTATGACGAACCGCCGCAAGCCGTGACATTCCCATATCTGCGGTTTGACCAGATCACGGCGAATGCTTTTGACACAGACAGCACCCTTGGATCGGTTGTGGACATCACCATCGAAGCCAACAGCAGATCGGCATCAGGTCGGGTTGAGGCTGTGCAGATCGTTGAGGCCGTTCGTGCCGCCCTGCATCGGCAAGAGGCTAGCGTAACAGTCACTGGGTTTACGCTGGTAGAATTGATTTTCCAGACGTATTCGGTTACAAGAGACACTGATGGTCGTGGTTATACGGCTGTAATCGCACTTCAAGCATTGCTTGAATAAGCCTAGCAACGGGCCTTGGGCAAGCCCTATACATGGAGGCCATCATGGCTAAACAACTTGGACGCGCCCTGCTTGTCAAAATCGGCGATGGCGCTGCAACTGAAGTTTTCGCAAATCTTTGCGGGCTGAACAGCAAGGCAATCACACTCAACAACTCGTTGATTGATGTGACTACGCCTGATTGCACCACGCCATCTGGTGCATTGTGGACGGAAAGCCTGAATGGCGTCAAAAATGTGACCATCTCTGGTGACGGATATTTTGAAGACAGCACCACCGAACTGCGTATGAACACTGTTGCAATGCAAGCAGACCCTAAGTGCAACTTCACTGTGACTGTTCCTGCATTTGGCACTTATGCTGGCGCATTCTACATCGAGTCGCTGGAATTTGGCGGCGAGACTGAAGGCGGTGTAACCTATTCACTGTCGCTGACAAGCACTGGCGCTGTTACGTTTACGTCGATCTGATGAGCATCACGGCTGAAGCGCCGCGTGGGGGTGTTGCCGAATATATCGGCGACACTTCTTACGTTTTCTTGCTCCGCAATCGTGAGATTGAGCGGTTTGAGGATAAGCATCGCGGCATCTTTGATGTGTGGGATGGCCTGTTTGGTCGTGGCGTAAAATTGAACAGCAAAGAAACCCGTGACCTTTTGGCTTTGGCCTTGGTCGGTGGTGGGATGAAAGACGCAGAAGCCGACAAGGTTATTGCGGCGGCAACTCCCGCTGATCTGTTGCGCCTGTATCAGATCGCTCAAGCTGTGGTCGGCGTGGCCTTTATGCCTGATGCCATAGATGAAGCATCAAAAAAAAAGACCACAGCGGAGCAAAGCCTAACCGATTGAACGTGCGCGGCATGATCAAAAACGGAATTGTGATTGGGTTACGTCCTGAAGAAATCCGTGATATGATCCCGCTGGATGCGTGGCTTGTGTTCCAAGGTTGGCATGATGCCCACGCACCTAAAAAAGCTGGATCGACCGCAATGACGGCAGACCAGTATCGCGCACTTGTGGAGCAAGTTGATGGCAATTAGTGCAGAACAGCTAAACATCATCCTGACCGCCAAGGATAAAGCGTTTGCCGCCGCGATGGATAAAAACGCCAAGCGGATTGACAGCTTCGCCAAGAATGCAAACAAAGATTTGGGCATGGCAACTGCTGGCTTTGATAAGTTGGCAAAGGGTGTTGCTGCATTTGCAACGCTTGCAGGAATTCAGCAACTTGGAACGATGGTGCGCGATGCCGCAAACAAACTTGGCGACCTAAAAGACGCATCTGAAGCTATCGGCATCACCACAGATGCCATGCAGGAATTGACCTATGCCGCACAACTAAGCGGTGTTTCAAGTGATCTACTGCAGACATCGTTGGCGAAATTGTCAAAAAACCTTGGCGATGCTGCTATGGGCGGTTCTGCCGCAAAGAAGGCGCTTGATACGCTTGGTTTGTCTGGCGCATCACTTGCAGCCATGCCGTTGGACAAAGCACTTGGTGTTGTCGCTGACAAAATGAGCAAGATTGAAAATCCAGCGCAACGTGCAGCACTTGCCACTGAATTGTTCGGCAAGAGCGGGTTAAAGATGGTCAATATGCTGGCAGAGGGATCGGCTGGTTTAAATGCAATGGCTGCTGAAGCACGAAGCCTTGGCGTAGTAATCAATCAAGATGTGATTGCAAATTCAGCCGAAGCTGCTGATAAGCTTGATGCTTTGTCGATGGTTGTTAGCGCAAATCTGACGCAAGCATTGGTAAACCTTGGTCCAGTTATAATTGCTGCGGCCCAAGGCTTGGCAACTATGTCCCAAGCGGTAAAAGACTTTCTTAATTCAGGCGGCACTGGTCTACCACCCGTTATGAATAGGGAAGAAATTGGAGCGGCAGCGGACGAATATAACGCACTGCGTAAAGAGTTCGATGCTTTTTATGCAGCACAAGCCCGTGTCAATGCAATCGACGTTATGTATGATCAAGGCATAACAGTAGACCTTAAAGAAGAAGCCAAGGCTGTTGCAGACCTTGCCGCTGCTGAGGATGCTTTAGCAAAAGCAAAAGAAAACTTAGCTCAAAAGAGACAAGCAGAGGCCAATATCACTGAAACTGTGACTGCGATGCAAGCTGAGAACAAAGCTCTTGAGGAGCAAATTCGTTTGCAAAAAATGAGCGCAGAAGAAAGGATAAGAGAAGCAGCAGCTAGGGAACGTGATGCTTTTATCAACAAATTGATTGAGCAAGGCCAAGTGCTAAATGATGGACCTATTTCTGACGAAGCTGTGCAAAAGATCGAAGCTTTGGCAGATGCCCACGAGAAACTTTATATTGAAGCAGAACTATCAAAAATTGCCCAAACTGGCGCAAACAAAGGCATGAGCGATGCCGCCATCATTGCACTCAAGACAAAAGATGCGCTGGCAGTTTATCAAGCACAGGTGCAAAACCTTGGCCTAACCATGTCTGAATTTGAAACCATTTCCAGCACGATCCAATCGTCTATGGAAGATGCGTTCATGGGTATGGTTGACGGCACATCAAGCGCCAAGGATGCGTTCCGCAGCATGGCGGCTGACATCATCAAAGAACTTTATCGCGTCTTGGTTGTGCAGCGCATGGTTGGTCAGTTGGCAACCGCTGGCAAAGCTGGTTCTGGCTTGCTTGGATTTATCGGTGGTGCGCTTGGTATCACTGGCAGCGCGGCTGGCGGGCCGCTACAGGCTGGTCAGCCGTCTGTGGTGGGTGAGCATGGGCGCGAACTGTTTGTGCCCTCCAGCGCGGGCCGTGTGCTGTCTGTGCCGCAATCCAAGGCCGCTGTAAACGGCGGTGGTGGTGTTACAGTCATTCAAAACATCAACGTCAGCACTGGCGTCCAGCAGACTGTTCGTGCAGAGATTAAATCGCTGATGCCACAGATTTCTGATAGTGCAAAGGCGGCTGTGCTGGATGCCAAACGGCGCGGCGGCAGTTATGGGAGTGCGTTCTAATGGCAATCACCTATCCCCTGTCTTTGCCAGTTGCCACTAAGGCCATCCAATCAATCGAAATCAGGGCCGTCAATGCGGTGGCTTATGCTAGGTCGCCGTTCACCTTCGCGGGCCAAGCCTTTGCCTATTCTGGTCAGATGTGGACAGCCGATGTTAGCCTGAAGCCAATGAAGCGGGCCGATGCTGAACAGTGGAACGCATGGCTGTTCAGTCTGCGTGGGCAGCTTGGAACATTCCTGATGGGCGACCCGATGGGTGCAACTGCGCGTGGTGTTGCAACAGGCACACCGCTGGTTAACGGCGCAAGCCAAACTGGTGGGTCACTGGTAATCGACGGCGCAACAAACAGCACAACTGGCTGGCTAAAGGCTGGCGACTATATCCAGCTTGGCAGCGGCAGTTCGTCGCGGCTGCACAAGGTTCTGGCTGACGCAAACAGCAATGGCAGCGGCAACGTCACCTTAGACATCTGGCCCCACATCCGTGTTGCGCCAGCCGACAATGCCACTGTGACTGTTAGCAATGCCAAAGGTTTGTTTCGGCTATCTAGCAACGAGCAAGCATTTTCAATCAACGAGTCGGCTATATACGGCATGACATTTGCTGCGATGGAGGTTGTCTGATGGCGCGTGTAATCCCAGCCGCCATCTTGTCGGCTCTAAGCGAGCCTGAAGTTTATCCGTTTTACGCAGTCGAAATGCTGTTTGACAGCGGTGCTATTAGGCTTTGGACGGGTTATGATGAGCGCACAATTGATGGTCAGACCTATCTTGGCGCTGGCAACCTTATTTCGATCAGCGGCATTGATGAGGTTAACGACCTGTCGGCCAAGTCTGCAACCATTTCGCTGAATGGCATAGCAAGCAGTATTGTATCGCTGGCTCTTGGTGAACCTTACCAACGCCGTGTTTGCCGCATCCTATGGGGCGTCACAAACGTCAGTGACTTTGTGGAGATATTCGGCGGCTACATGAACACCATGTCAATCGAAGATAGCGGTGAAACATCCAACATCACGCTGACAGTCGAAAGCAAATTGGTCGAACTAAACCGCCCGCGTGTTCGCCGTTACACACATGAAAGCCAGAAATCCCGCTATCCCACCGACACTTTCTTCAGCTATGTGGCTGACCTTCAGGACAAGGACATCGTATGGGGTCGGAAAACCGCATAAGCCAACTGCACTCATTCTTGAAAGAGGTCAAAGACAGGCCGTTTGAATGGGGCGTTTGGGATTGCCTGATCTTCACGAATGAAGCCTTTAAGCGTATGGATGGCGAAGGCTGGGCTGATGATCTGTTAAGCAGATACATGGACGGCGGCAAGCCCATGACACGGGTGCAGATCAGGCAGGAATACGGCTATGAGACTTTGGACGATATGCTAAAGGATCGGCTGCAAAAATCTTACGATGTGCCGCCACGGGGTGCGCTTGTGACATCGAGCGAGACGTTCCTAAACGCGGGATATTTGGGGTCTGGTTTTGGAATATCCGTAGGCTCCAGCGCGGCATTTCTTTCGGACACAGGTGTGGTATATTACCCCATAGAATACATCGACAGCGCATGGGTTAAAGAATGACACCTCTCAAGAAGCTGCTTACTGGGTCAACTGGTCTGTCGATGTGGGGTGTTGCCCCGCGTATGCCTCAAGTTGTTGGCGCTGCCATTCTTGGTGCTGTTGGAATCACGGCTGGTGCATTCGTCACATACGCTGTTGGCTATATTGCAATTACGGCTGTGACATCGTGGGCCATTAAGGCACTTTCGCCAAAAATGCCATCTGTAGATAGCATGAGCAGCCAAGGAATTTTGACAAATGCCAGAGAACCAGCCGCGCCGCATGATTACATCTATGGCACTGTTCGCAAAGGCGGAACAGTAACTTATATTGAATCAACTGGTTCAAGTAATAAGTTTTTGCACATCATCCTGACGTTGGCAGGGCATGAAGTGAACGCCATCGGCGATATTTATATTGATGACCAAATCGCCACACTGGACGGCAGCGGCTTTGTCACATCGCAGTCGTGGGCAAGCAAAATTCGCATCGTCAAATATACTGGCGCACAGACAACCGCCCCCGCATTGCTTTTGGCTGAGAGCAATCAGATTACCAGCACCTTTGTGGGCAATGGCATTGCCTATCTATACATTCGCCTTGAATATGATCAGGACGTTTTTCCTAACGGCATCCCTCTATTCACTGCGATTGTGCAGGGCAAGAAGGTCTATGACCCGCGCACAAGCACAACGGCATTTTCAGCCAACGCGGCTTTGTGTGTGCGTGATTACATCACAGACAGCCGTGGTCTTGGCGATAGCGCGTTGAATGATACAACATTCTCCGCATCGGCAAACGTCTGCGACGAAAATGTTACGCTGGCTATTGGCGGAACTGAAAAACGCTACACAATGAATGGCGTGATAAATGCAGATCAAACGCCTAGCGACATTCTACAAAATATGATGACATCATGCGCTGGCACGACATTTTGGGGTCAGGGAGAGTGGCAATTGAAGGTAGGTTACTACACGCCATCGGTTAAGACATTTACTCTGGATGATTTGCGCGGGCCAATCCAGTTGCAAACGCGGCAATCTATGGGATCAATTTTCAACTCTGTTGTCGGCACATTCAACGATGCCAATCAAGGTTACATCACAGTTGACTATCCAAAGCTGACCAGCGCCACGTTCTTGTCTGAAGATAACGGCATTGATAGCCCGATTGACTTGGAGTTGCCATTTACAACATCAGCAGCCAGCGCACAGCGGATTGCGAAGCTGACGATGTTTCGGGGCCGTGAACAGATGACAATGACAGCCGACTTTGGTTTGTCTGGATTTCAAGTTCAAGTTGGCGACATCGTGGCCTTCACAAATGACCGATACGGCTGGACGGCAAAAGAGTTTGAGGTGGTTGGCTGGCGGTTTTTCCCAGATCAAGATGCTGGCGACTTGCGGGTCAACTTGCAGCTACGCGAAACAAGCGAAGCTGCTTTTGATTGGACAGCGGAAGAAAGCGCCATCATCAGCAACAACACAAACTTGCCATCGCCTAATGCTGTGCAGACTGTCGGTATGTCGGTTGTCTCTGAGGTGCGCGTGTTCCGCGAAAAGGTCACCAGCGTAATCAAGATCACAACCAGTGCAACCGAAGTAAACTACATTGATCGTGTTGAGGTAGAAGGCAAGTTGTCATCGGCATCAGTATTCATTCCGATTGGTTCGGGTGCGTTAGGCATTTACGAATGGGTTGATGTAACTTCAGACTACTATGACCTTCGCGCAAGGTCGATTAGCCAGCTTGGCGTTAAATCGCCTTGGTCAACTGTTTCAAACTTTCAGGTTGCTGGCATTATCGAACCACCAGATGATGTCAGCGGCTTATCGGCAGACTTAAATGGCAGCACAATCAACCTAAACTGGCAAGCCTTGGGAAGCCTTGACCTGTCCTATTACCTTGTGCGCCATGCTTTGGAAGAATCAGGGGCAACCTTCGGCAGCGCGACAACGGCTGTGCCAAAGGTTTCCCGTCCTGCCACATCGGTGGCTGTGCCTACACGGGCTGGCACATACATGATCAAAGCATACGACAAGACGGGCAACGGATCGGCTGCTTACACCAGCATTGTGGTTCCAGCGGCGGCGCTGGAGACATTTGCCACAAACCCAATAGATGTTGAAAGCCCGACTTTCACAGGCACTAAAACTGGTTGTTCTGTTACATCTAGTTCGCTGAGAATAAACAACATGACCACAACTGCCGCTTCTGGAAATGGCAGCGTGGCAACGCTAACTTTTGCAGTTCAGGCAAGCGCACCCTTCCCGATTGGGTCAACAATCATTGTCGGAGGGGTTACGCCTTCAGCATACAATGGCACTTTTGTTGTAACGGCTTGCACAACTACGACTGTCTCTTATGCCAGCACTGCAACTGGATCGCAAACTGTTGCTGGAAGAATAACCTTGGCACTAGCAACCTATGCGTTCACGGGCTACATCGACACACTTGCTGTTCGTCGCGTCAGATCGCGGGTTGATATAAACTTGGTTCGTCTGGACAGCAATTCCACCAACTGGGATACGATGTTCCCCAGCAACGTATTGTGGGACTCGTGGACAGGTCTATGGGATGATTGGAGCGGTTCATCAGGCATCGCTGACGTTGATGTCGTGGCTTACATATCTGTCACCCAGCAAGACCCCGCTGGCACTCCCACATGGTCGGCATATCAAAAGATTATTGCTGGCGACTATTATGGACGCGCCTTTAGGTTTAAGGTAGAGTTGGCATCATCAGCGGCTGGTGTCACGCCTAGCATCACAGGTCTAACAGCCCGCGTTCAGTATTGAGGATGGCAAATGTCACAACATGACTATGTGATCGACAACCAAAGTTCAGCATCGGCTCGCGCTGACCTGAACACTTTGTTCCTAGCCATCGCCAGCCATAATAGCGGGGCAACGGCTCCAGCCACAACTTACGCCAATATGTTTTGGTATGACACTTCTACCGATTTGCTAAAAATGCGGAACGAAGCCAACTCAGCGTTCATCACGCTTGGCACGATTGACCAGACCAACAACGTATTCAACCCCAACTTCCTTCCTGCCACACAAGCTGAAGCTGAAGCTGGGACAAATAATGTCAAAGGCATGACGGCTTTGCGTGTGTCTCAGGCAATTGCGGCTTTGAGCCCTGCCGCCGGCGTCAACATTCAAGTCTTTACCGCAACTGGAACATACACGCCGACATCTGGCTATAAGTGGGGCATTGCCTTTGTCACTGGTGGAGGCGGTGGTGGGTCAGGGGCGGCACCAAATACTGCGGCAGCGGGTGGCTGTGCTGGTGGAACGGCAATAGGTGTTTTGAATTTAACATCTCTTGGGGCAGTAACGGCAACTGTTGGGGCGTTTGGAGCGGGTGGATCGGCTGGTTCAAGCGGTGCAACTGGTGGGTCATCTACATTATCAACCCTAACAGGGACGGGTGGGTCTGCGACCACTGGCGGCATCCCTACTGGTGGAACAATAAACATTATAGGAGGAGACGGGGGCAGCGGCGGGGGGACTACTCGTTCAGGTGATGGCGGTGGATCATTCTATGGCACTGGGGGTGGTGGGTCAGGCGCATCTGTTACAGCAAGTCCTGGAGAATCTTATGGTTCTGGCGGTGCTGGAGGATTATCAACTTCGGGAACGGGCAGAGTAGGGGCCAATGGCGCGGCTGGGGTTATTATGATTATGGAGTTTAAATAATGAACCTAGCTGAAATCAAAAACGGCATCGTCGCAAACGTCATTCTGGTCGATCCCAACAACATCCCAGACTTCTGCGCTTCTTGGCCTGAAGCAGCGGAAGGTTGCCAGATCGGCGGATCATACGCTGACGGCGTGTTCATCCCATTGCCTGAGCCTGAACCAGAACCGCCAACATTGGAACAGCAGAAAGCAGCCCGCTCCGCAGCATATCGCGCAGAGGCAGACCCGTTGTTCTTCATGTCGCAACGCGGTGAGGCTACTGTTGAGGAATGGCAAGCCAAGGTCGCAGAGATTAAGGCTCAATTCCCCTATCCAACTGAGTGAATGATATGCAGCAAGAGGCCATCATGGAGCTAGCGAAACTCTTGCTGCAATTTGCAGTGCTACCCATCGTTGCTTTTATGTGGGCGCACTACAAAATGACTCAAGGCCACGAGATTGAAATTGCCGTTATGAAGTCAGAGTATAATCTGACAAAGCAAGGCCATGACCGCGAACTTAAGGAAATTAAAGATGGTTTTGCCAACGTCCTGACAAAGCTAGACGAGATTCAAAGGGAGATGCGTAAGTGAGGCCCATCAACGAGATCATCATTCACTGCACCGCCACGCGCCCTGAGTGGATGTGGGACAAGCCGACCCGTGAAAAGGTCGCAGAGGTACGCCGCTGGCACATTTCAGATCGCGGGTGGAAAGACATCGGCTACCACTTCTTGATCGACCGAAACGGCACAGTTGCGCTGGGACGCCCGATTGATCAGGTCGGCGCACACACGCAGGGGCATAATACGGGGACCATCGGCGTCAGCCTGTTCGGCGGCTTTGGTTCTGCGGCCACAGACAAGTTCTCTGACAACAGAACC